GTGCCATAGCCTATTACTGGCATTAACTTCTTATCTCTTAACGCTAACTCATATGCTTTGTGGCTATTCATCAAAATCCTCCTCAAGCTTTTCTGCTTCATCAAACTCTTTTTTTGTCATAGTTTCCACAATAATTACAGGAAACCAACCTAGTCTAGAGCATATTACCAATATAGCGGCGGTAAATAATCCAGTTACAAAACATTCTAATAGTGCATTGACAGCGTTAATCATTTTGAATTTTCCTTGTTTCGTTGTTCTGCTAGGTCTTTCTCTCTTTGCTCATCGTAGTGGCCCATATTAAGCTCCTATGGCTTCGTTTGAATAGTTATCTAACAACCAGTCTATATTGATTATGCAAGGAGCGCAATCACCATCCAGAACGTTGTGCATCATAACCAATCCGCGCCAGTGGTCGTTGGCCTGTGGGCCTATATAACCCTCATCATGTTGATAAAATGAACCAGCAGTAATTCCCCAATAGCGTTTACAATCATTCCCGGTGGTTGTGGCTAGGTCTAAACCCTGCTGATGGCCCATCACGAAAGAGCATTTAATTTTGTTTAGCTTAGTGTGTGCTGTGCCACCATACGGGCGCCCGGACATAGGATTATAAAAATAGTGTGCAAAGGCAAATCCGTTAATCATAATAGGCTTTTTAAACTCGTTAACATTCCAACCCCACGATTCCAATCTAAATTCTCTTGGATATTCTAGTATCCCTGATAGCGTAGGATTAGTGTTAATATAACGCTCAAGTCTAACCTCATGATTACCTAGGCAGAATTCTAATCTAGGATGATATTGGTTGTTTGGATTAGCTAAGTTATAATCAATCAAAGGCTTCATTAATAAATCCATACCTTTGTAGCCTGCCTCTAAATCTATTAATACACGTTTACCCTCTAGCTGCTTAGCTGTATCAAATGATGATAATGCTTTCATGTCGTAGTGGTCGCCAATGTGAACGATAACGTCCGGCTTCTTTTCTACAATATAATTACCACAAGCGGTTAGGTGCTCCATTGGGTCGCCAAATTTAACTTGAGTATCCGGTATAACTAATATCTTTAATCCTTTTGATATCTTATTCGTTCTTGCTGGCGTTCCTCTTAAAAACTTAGCAATACCTGCACGTTTTTTTGCTCTTGATAATGAGCGGCTAATTACTGAGCTATTAACACCCATCACTTTAGCGGCTTTGTTTACTTTACAATCAGCATCAAAGTAGGCGTTAACATTCTTCGCTTGTGTTTCGTTACAATACTTTAGTAGAGTTTCTCTGTTCATCTTGGCATCCTTTTGGTTAGTTGATAGTTTAAAGATAGTTCACATTTTGTACTAATGCAATGTTTATTTGTTGAATTCCCAATGACATACATTTTCTTTATCTTCTAAGTCGTTAAAATCACCTATTTCATCAGGCCACATTACAACAACATCACTCACATCATTTCTTGCTGCTAGGTTAGCTCTGGCACACTCAAAGGCGGCAGCATGGCCCGTACCACTTCTATCATTATCAGCAAATACGTATAGTTTAGTAACGCCATTAGGGGCGCGAAACTTCTTCATAAACCCACTGTTAACTGTAGCCCAGCAAGGAACATTATATTTATCATAAACACTTAACGCTGTTTCCACACCCTCAGCAATGCCTAAGGTTTTCTCAGCTTCCATCAGCCTAATAACTGGTGATTTATAATCTGTGTCTGTTACATTCCTAACCTTTCTATCTAGTTTCTTTGTGCCATCTAGATAAGTGTAATGGTACTGTAAAACCTCCAAGCTCTGTGAGTCTGTCACTGTTGATAGCATTACCGGGTAACTTCCAGTTTGCTTACCGTCACTGTAATAAGGCATTGATTCAATATATTCAACTGACATTGATGGAAGCGCCTGTATGCCCCTTTCCTTGAGGTATAATTCTGCTAAGCTACCCTTTATTGGTTTGGCTGCTTCTTTGGCCTTTCTGAGGCTTACAGGGGCTTTGGATGGCTTATAGTCATGAGTATTGCCAATGATTAAATCTATCTCTTTGGCTATCTCGCTGAATGGCTTGCCTGTCATCTCCATCAGTAGATTAAAACCACTACCTGAGCCACAGACACAAATCCAAGAGCAATCACCACGGTATTCGTTAATTCTAATACCTGAGGACCCTTTACGCTCGCAGATAGGGCACTGTATGTGGCGGTTATTAGTAAACCTTAAACCGTAGTGGGTTAGGATTGTATCCCAGTGACCTTTAGCGGCATCAATTGTTTTCATTACAACCCTCCTTTGTTCACCTTGATGATTGCTAGGCATATAGCTTTGTTTAGGTTATCGTGATTTGTGCGAGTATCTAGGTTTATAGAATCCCAAGCGCACCAAAGGGTTTTTCCTAACGGAAATACTTCTATCCTATATTTAATCATCAATTTAAAACACAAAGCATCGTCTGTTAGTGGGTTGTAGATACCATAACAATTATTGTCGTATCTAGAACACCATACACCCTCGCATTTAATAGAAAGATTAACTTTATAACCCTCAATTTCTGCTATTCTTTTACATATATCTAAATCATTCATTACAATCCGGCCCACATTAAAAAGTACTCAACAGAGCCAGCAAATAGAAATATAAGCCCCACTAGCAACATTTTTTTATTATCTGACATTTCAAACTCCTTATTAACTTTATTAACCTAACAATAGACGCTTTAAATAATAAAGCAAGATATTTAGAAGTTATTTTTCATTTTATTTTTAGACCTAGCCCACGCTATAGCTTTATGTTTGATAAATCCACGTACCTGTTCACTAGGTTGTGACGGTGTATCTCGTAATCCCTTAGGCCATACGCCAACCATATCTTTATATGTATTAGCTACCCAGCCATCCGTTAAGTTCTTACCTGCTAGCATTCTTTCACGTTGATAGCCTTTTAACTCTGCAAATATACGTTGCTTATCGTCTTTGCTGTATTTGTTACCCTTGATTTTGACTAACTCACCTTCTTCAATCTCTACATTCTCGATGAACTTAGGGGTAAATCCACACTTGGGGCATTCATGCTCATTAGCTCTTTTTAAGTGCTTACACTTCTGACACTCTTTCGGGAGTTTTTCCTTCTTCTCTTTGGCCTTCTTTTCTTGACGCTCTGCTGATTCTTTCTTATCACCATCATCAAGCTCTTCTACTTCGATATCTTCCGTGAACCCTAAACGCTGCATATTTCCAGAATGGTCTAGCACTATAGCATCAACCTTACCATCAGCTATCCGGCAACTTCTACCTATTTTCTGTGTGTGTCTAGCCTCGCTCTTGGTAGGTGCGGCATCAATTAAGCATCGTACATCACCATCATAACCCTCACATAAGACAAATACTGATATTAGTATCTTGATATTTTTACGGGTAAAGCTATTAAAATACTCATCCCTATCTTCTTTCGGTGTGCTACCAACAACCACGGCACAGGAAATACCCACTTTGTTAAACTCAGATTCTAAAAAATTAGCATGCGCAACGTTGACTGCAAAGCATATAGTCTGTCTATTTTCTCCTAACTTTAACCAAGTACTAACAATATCGCCCACTAGCTTAGCATCCGAACACCTTTCTCCAAGCTGCTTGTTATCATACTCGCCTTGGTTGGTTCTTACTCCAATTAGGTCTGGCTTTGAGTGCGAATAGCAAGTGATATCTGTTAAGAAACCATTGTCTATTAATCCCCTTAATGATGTAGGTTTGATTAAGTTGTTATAAATCTTACCTAGACCAACTGTAAAAGGTGTAGCTGTTAACGCTATCATTGGCGTGTCTGTTTCTTCTGCTATATCACTAATGACTTTAAATGATAAATGTGCCTCATCAATAATGTATAAGTCAGTTTTTATAGAGTTTCTACGCCTTGTTAGTGTTTGTGTGCTAGCAATCTGAAACCTAGAGCCTGCATTGAACCACGAATGGTCGGCTTGCATTATCGAAGGTTTTGGCAGGCCCTGAGCCATTAAACTTCTGGCTGTTTGGTCACACAGGTTTATCCTTGGTGCTACAAATGTAACTCTACGCCCTTTATCTAACGCCCCAGCTATAATATGTGCCGCTATAACTGTCTTGCCAGCCCCTGTTGGTAAATATACTAACGGTCTTTTTAGATTGTTGGCGAAAGACTCACGTAATAGACGCATAGTTTCAACCTGATGCGGTCGTAGTGGATAAAGTTTCATTAAAAGTAGTCCTCCTGTTGTTTTACTTTGTGTTTGTTTACTGTAAGGCGAAGCCAAGTATTACTTCTAAACCTAGCCTTAAAATCTTCCTCGTTGGTTAATTTTAAGTATATATCACTATAACGTTCACACACTTTTTTTTGCATCGATATAGGTAATTGGTCTAATTGAGCCTCTATCCATTTTAAATCGTTATATATAGTGCTATCTTCGTCATCGTAACAATGTCTAGGCCTCATAATTAATCCCTCCCGTGGTTCTCATGGAATCCGTATTTTATTTCAGCCTTAGCTCTGGCCTTGGCGGCATCCTTTATATTAGTAAATGCACCTAGGTATATCAATTTACCATTAGATGATATTCTAGATACCCACTTCAGCCTAACCTTATCCCAACGAACACCAGTAACTCCTGATTTATTGTCGTTTTGTTTTTTGGCGTTCTTGTTGTTTATAGCCTGCGTTACTAGTCGCAGGTTGTTGATTTTATTATCATCTTTTATCCCGTTGATGTGGTCTATACCGAGCTTAGAATCAATACTACCATAAACCATCACCCAGATTACTCTATGTAATAGGTATGACTCACCTTTAACTTTAACAGCTATATAGCCCCTCTTGTTTTTACTGCCTGCTATATCACCAGCCATAGCGCCGCCACTAAGGCTTACCTTTCTAATCAAATTTCCTGTCTCCTCACAATATGTGAATAGCTCTTTTAATTCTTCTTGAGTAATCATTTTGATTCTCCTGATTTAACTATAAATTTATTTAATTCTTTTTGGTATTCGCCATCATCCGCCTCACAGCAATAGTAGTTCATACCATCAGCACCAATGTAGTTAATAAAATCCTCTTCTATATCCATTAGTTTTTCTCCACTGATAATTTAATACCGTTACTACAATAATCAAGGCCAAACTTAATACTTCTAACACCTTTCTTTTGCTTATCTTTAACGGCATCCCAGCTACCTTTGGCTAGTAAGAATGGATTAACTATATAATGACCCGGTCTTTCTTTAGCTAGAATGTTACTATCAACAATCCTTTTAATAGATTGCTCAATAACCTTGTGGCTAGATATACCCAACTCTACAGCTATCACCTTCTTCATTCCAAGTGTTATAAAAATAGAATGGTCGTAACCCATATATGTTAATAGCTTGTATAATATGTTATGGTCATTCTTTGCTAGACCGACAACAAATGATAGGTGCTCATAATATAATTTTACAAAGTCTGGCTCATCCGTAGCATGGTGTATAACTCCATCAGAATCTATCCATGCTTTACGTTTTTGATTATTACTCATTTTAAATACCCTTTAGTTAGTTGAGATTTAATAATACAACATGACAATCAGGAAGTCAAACGCCTACCTAAATATAGCTAAGGTAGGGAATGGCTACCTTACAGGTAGGGGATGGCTACCCTCTAGGTAGGGAATGACTACCTAAAATTGGCTATAGGTATTGCCAGTGCTAGTTTTCCCTTTCTTACTTCTTATAATAGTCACTAGTGTCATCAACTAAACACCCATAACTAAAATCTGAGTTAAGCCTTTTTCAAGTGGGTGTTTCAAATATCTACGTCACTATAATAAATACCAGTGAACCATCCAACCTGAAATAGATGCTTTTATTTCTTGCTATAATAATTTTATGCTCTATCATTACGAGTGAATTAACAAAAGGATATAACAATGAACGCGGAACAAGTAGAAAGCGACACATTAACAATACTGTTAGCAAATAGGATTCACTCTAATTTAAACACTAAAGCTAGGGCTATTAAGATATCAAAATGCTGCAAAAAGATTAGGGACAAAACAAGTGATGAGCTTTTATATGATACTTGCCGTAATATAATCTTTGCCACATCATCTGGCAGGTACGCAAAGGTGATAAAATCAATAACGCTAGCAGAACTTAACTACACAATGAACTACTCAGGAGAATAATATGAGCAAATACGCAATACAGATAAAGAAATTAGATGACGAAGCTATAACACCTATTCTAGGTTCTAAGGATTCAGCAGGTTTAGATTTATTCACAGTAGAGTCTGTTGATATACCTGCCGGAGGTCGTGCATTGTTACGAACGGGTATAGCAATTAAAATACCCAGTGGCATGGTTGGCTTGATTTGGCCCAGAAGTAAGTTAGCAGCTAAGAAAGGCGTGGCTGTATTGGCTGGCGTTATAGATGCTGATTACCGAGGCGAAGTGATGATATCACTGTTAAATACTTCTGATACTGTGTTAGAGTTGCGAAAAGGTGACAAAGTGGCACAGATGATTGTGCAAAAACACTATAGTTTACTACCTATCGAGATTGTAACTGAGCTAGATGATACTGAACGTGGCGTTGATGGTATTAACTCGGATGAAATGAGATTAAATTAATCTTGCTAATACTTAATCAAGTGCTATAGTTTAATTAACTTAACAAAAGGAGAATAACATGGAATTATCAGAGTATAAAAGCGGAAACAGAGTTAACTACTACCATGAATCAATGAATCCTGACAATGATGTCTACCCCGGCTCAGTTCTTGAAGTCTTTGAAGAGGGTGGCGAGTGGATTGCAATAGTTAAATTAGATTGTAAAAATGTTATATGCACAATCAAAGTAAATGAACCCGGATATATTAAATTAACGGGTGATTTATGAGTGATATAGTTGAAAGCCCTAGCCATTATCAATTAAGTGATGGTATTGAGGCCATACAAGTAATTGCTAGCGCATTAACTAAAGAAGAGTTCCATGGTTACTGCTTAGGCAATACATTAAAATACAGATTACGGGCAGGAAAGAAAAACGAAATCGGCGAAGATATCAACAAAGCTAATTATTACCAAGAGCTATATAAAAAGCACTCTTACTTATGCAGGCCAACAAGGATTACAGGAGAATGATAATGTGGTATCAAGAGAAAGCGAAGTTTCATTATAAGCAGTGGGAAGTGGCAACAGAGCAAGGCAAAGAAAAAGCAGCCAACGCACATATGGTAGAGTATCTGAACTATCAATCTGAAGTTGAGCGACTTAAAAGCCAGTCAGTCGAGTAAATAAAAAGCCAGTTTTCAAGCTGGCTTTCAATTAATCCTCATAATAATCTCTCTTAGACTCATTTAGTTCTTTTAGCTCCTCAATTGCTCTGCGCGTCTTAGGGCGGTTTATAGCCTCTAATTTATCTGCTAATAGCTTTAGTCGTCTAATCTCACATTCAAGCTCTATCTGCTCATTTAACTCCTTGCTGATTCCATCCATTACATTCATCCGGTTAATTTATTATTACGCCAATGATAACACCTTTTAAATTAATTTAAAATAAACGTAAATAAACCTTGCACTATGTTAATAGCTAATCTATTATTTGTGTATTCCAAGTGATTAGGGTCGCAACCCACACACTGGTACTAAATAAAATTAAAATGAGGTTGCACTAATTAAGGAGAATATTATGTTTGCATGGTTTAAAAGGGACACCGTACAGAAACGCAAATTCAAACTAGCTAGGGAAGCGAAAGAACGTAGACTAGCAGTCAAGGAAGAAAAGAGGCTTGAAATGATGAAGTTTTCAAGCTGGGATATTAACACTAAATAAGGATAATCAACATGTCATATGAAAACGAAATACTAGCAGAACTTGAACATGGCAACCTGATGTATAACTCAGGATTAACAAGCGGCAAACGATTGGCATTATCAATTATAGAGTTGAAACTATTAGAATCTAACATTGTAGCAACAGACGAATTGTTTGACTTGCTAGCAGAGCTTAGAAGTGAATTTAATGACGACTCAATGACAAGCGAACAGTATGAGCAAGAAGCAAGACTAACACATTACACAAGCGAGGCTTTCTAATGAACAAATCAGACTCAATCAAAAACCTAGCAGTAGCTATGTGTAGTGCACAGGCGGAAATGGGCGGAGCTGCTAAAGGTGCTGCTAATCCATTCTTTAAATCTAAGTACGCTGATTTAAGCTCAGTGGTCCAAGCTATTAAAGAACCATTTGCTAACCACGGATTAAGTTATGTACAGTTTCCTATCGAAGATGGTGGCAGAGTAGGCATAGAAACGATTCTAATGCATGAATCAGGTGAGTGGCTATCAAACTCTTTTACCGTACAGTTAACCAAGCAGGATGCACAGGGAGCAGGTTCAGCTATTACATATTGTAGACGTTATGGGTTGCAAGCGGTGGCGGGCATTCCAAGTGAAGATGACGACGGCAATGCTGCAAGTAAACCCAAAACACCGACCAAGGCCGATATGGCATGGGTTGACGCTATCAAGGGCAATAAGGCTACATTGGATAATATTGAGGACCCTAATTACAGAGCTTACATCAAGGGTTTACTATGAAAATAATTACAACGTGTGAACAAGGTTCGCCTGAGTGGTTATCACTCAGGCTAGGCAAGGTGACAGCCTCACGTATTAAGGAGGTGCTAGCTAACGGCAGAGGTAACGCACCCAGTAAGATGGCTGAGTCTTATATGATAGAGTTAGTAGCTGAAATATTAACAGGTGAGTCTAAGCCATTCTTTGAAAATGATGCCATGCGTTGGGGAACTGAGACAGAGGATGAAGCCAGAGCAGTATACTCTATCAAGAATAGTAGATTTGATGTAGAAGAGGTGGCATTTATAGAGCATAGCGAGTTCATCGGTATGTCTCCGGATGGATTGGTAGGTGATGATGGATTGTTAGAGATTAAATGTCCCAATACAACCACGCAGCTTAAAAGAGCTTTGTCAGATGATTATAGCAAAGACTATAAGGCACAGATTCAAATGCAGTTATGGGTGTCTGGACGCGACTGGTGCGACTTTGTAAGCTTTGACCCTAGATTAGATTGTGCTGCCGGGTATTTAGAGCAAAGAGTGTACCGGGACAACTCATATATAAGCGACATGCAGGATAAGACTTTTGAGTTCGTAGGAAAAATAAAAGAATTAATAAATAAACTAAAATAAACCTTGCAGCCTCCTTAAGTGGAGACTATATTTAACTTATCAATTTAACAGGGAGATTCACATGAACAGAGAAGAATTATTATGTAGTGATAAATGCTGGGCTACCAGTGACGAAATTAAAGTTATTGATTATATAGCAAGTAGCAAAAGAACAATATCACACGACTCAGAAAAGGTTAGCGATGTAACAATAAAAACAATTCCAAAGTCAGAACGTAAACGTAAGCTCAAGAACTACATTCAATCGTGCCACAATCGCGCAGAATGGGGCCAAATTAACAAAGTAATAGTAGAGCTATATGCTCAAGAAAAATTAGCCAAACTTTAATCTCAGGAGAGAAAAATGAAAATCGGAATCAGCATCAAAATTGACGTAACAAAAATCGACAAGTCTCGCTTATTCACAGGTAAGAATGGAGCTAAGTATTTAGACTTAACCACATTTATTGACACAGATAATGAGAGCCAGTATGGAGACCACGGCTTCATTAGTCAGTCAGTATCAAAGGAAGAACGTGAACAGAAAGTACAAACGCCCATTCTAGGCAATACAAAGGTATTTTATAGCGACTTACCACAGGCACCAGTACAATCGGGTGGGTTCCAACAGCAAGCAGCACCACAAGCACCACAGCAAGCGCCACCAATGGCTATGGATTTTGACGACAATATTCCTTTTTAATTAAATTCCATTTTAACTGGCGGTAATAGAGTTTACCGCCTATAGTTAAATTACTAAGTTAATCAAGGAGAGAGAAAATGTTAAATTCTAGCAATGCATTCGGGTTATTTGTTAAATGGTGTATTGTAATGGCAGCGATTGCAGCTTGTATGTTGCCAGCGGTTATTCATATCTTAAGTCAAGCAGGGGTGTAGCATGTATAACGAATTGATACCAGAAAGCCATGAACCAGAAGAGATTATTTGGTTAGACGAACCGGATGAGGATTATGATTATGGTATTGATATTGATGAAATGGACGAAATAGACACAACTGGAGAATACAATGAAGATTATTACTAAACAGTATGTAAAGTTATCAGAAGCAGAAGAGAAAGCGTTAATTGAAGCTGCAAATGCATTAGATAGCTTTTACAATAAAAAGCATTACATTGAATACATCACCAGAATTATCAATGAGTCTATTGATTTAGCAAGGGGAGAATCAAATGAGCGATGAGGAGTTAGTAATACTAAAAACAACACTACAGCGTGGTACTTGGGACCAGTTTGATATAGCAGATGCTTGGTTAGCAGTGGAAGAATTGATTGAAGTTAAGCGAGCGTTAAGAGACTTAGCAGGGAGAATAAAATGAGTAGCTTTAGTTTTAGCAGGTCAAGCACAGAGAATATGCTAGGCGTTCATAATGACTTAATAACAATATTCACAGAGGCGATTAAGAATAGCCCTATTGATTTTGGAGTACCTAGCTCAGGAGGATTAAGAACAGCAGAACAACAACGTAAGTTATTCATGGATGCTAAGTCTAAGTGTGACGGATACAAAAGCAAATCTTATCATCAGTCAGGTAATGCTTTAGATTTTTACGCATACGTTAACGGTAAGGCATCGTGGGATAAAATACATTTATCGATAATTGCAGGGGTGATACTGGCAACAGCTAAAAGACTACGTAAAGAGGGTAAGATTAACTCAGAAGTAACGTGGGGCGGTACATTTGGCAGTACAAACTTCACTGGTTGGGATATGCCACACTTCCAAGTGTCAGATTGAAATATTCGCGCCATATATTTAGAAATAATAAAATGCTATAATAGTTAAAAGCTAAAGCATTAACCAAGAGACACTTATGGAGCTTACGAAAATAGAATTTTTAGGCGCTATAAGTGTTTTGGCGTCTATAATCACTGGTTTGTGGTTTATTATCAACTCACACACTAAGAAAGACTCAGACAAGCTAGAGAAATTTGAACTGCTAAATGAAGTAAACCAAAAGCAGCTAACTGAATTGACAGGCGATTATCGAGAGTTAAAAGGTCGTATGGGTGCTGTGGAGTCGTTAAGCAGGTCCGTACTTGATGAGATAAGAAAACTCAAATAAGGAAATAACTATGATAGACATAGTGTCAGGCGGATTTACAGTATTAACGATATTAATGGGTATGCTAGTTCTGGTCCATTGGTTTAAACCAGCATATAATAGCCTAAAAGCCACAGGTAATCTAAGTAGTGAACAATGGTTGATTCTAGGCGTTGTTATTGCGTTCCTAGGTCAGATGTTTGATAACATGTATTGGTTGATTACTTGGACCTCTAACTTCTTTGATTCAAGCTCACTATTAACTGAGTGGTTATTTGAGCATGGCCCTATGGCTAACTTACCATTTAGACAGGCAAGTGGTATACTAGCAGCATACTGTCACGTATACGCGGCTGTAATGATAGATGAAGAAAAGACACGTAAGTTTAAATTGACAGTTATGATAGCATCATTGATTGGTATATTATTTAGCTTAGGCATGGTGTTCTTTAAGTATTAACAATTAGACAGCGAATAACCCAGAGGACTCGCACAAATGGCAAATAGAAAAGTAGCATCAAGAGAGATTAATAGAGAGGAGCTTAGACGTTATTTAGCTGAACGCGGCAAGCTTTCGCATGTCTTTGATAACATAGAGAAATTAGAGGACCTAACTATAGAGCTAGATAGTGTGTCGGTAGGTAGGTTATCAACGGCTATTAATTCTAGATTATCGCTACTTAAGAAGTATATGCCAGATGAGAAAAGTGTAGAGATAAAGAATAGCGAAGGCGAAACATTCAAGACGGATAATAAATGGACTGTGGAGTTTATTAATGCCGACATTGAAGATAAATAAAAAGCTTGAACCATTCCTGACAAAGAGTAAGCAGCTAAAGATTGCTATCGGAGGAAGGGGAAGTGGTAAGTCTATAGGTATAGGGGACGCACTAACATTTAAGATGGCTACAGAGAAAGCAGACATCTATTGTTTACGTGAATTCCAAGACTCTATATCAGATTCAGTTCATCGTGTATTCGAGGGTTCTATTAAAGACCGCTTAATGCTTGATGGATGGAATGTGCAAGAGAAGCGTATCATATCACCGGAAGGTGCTCAGACAGCGTATAAGGGAGCAGCAAGAAACCCTAACTCTATCCAATCAGCACAGGGTTATAAGTACTCATGGTTTGAAGAAGCTCAGACAATGAGTCAAGCATCAATAGATAAACTCCTACCTACCATATTACGTAACCCCGGTGCAGAGTGTTGGTTTAGTGCTAACCCACAATCTAGTGCTGACCCATTTAGTCAGAGATTCATTGTACCTTACCTAAGAGAACTAACTAAGCATGGTTATTATGAAGATGACTTACATCTAATCATAGTAGTTAACTGGCGTGATAATCCATGGTGGAATGTTGAACAGGAGACACTAAGACAGTGGGACCATAAGAACTTATCAAGAGCTAAGTATGATTGGGTATGGGAAGGCCAGTTCAATGATGAGGTAGCTGATTCAATAGTTAAGGCGGAATGGTTCGATGCTTGTATAGATGCACATAAGATAGATAAGCTTAAAGAAGCATTTAAACCGTTAGGGGCTAGGATAGCAGCACACGACCCTAGCGATACTGGTAAAGATAACAAAGGCTATGCTATGAGGCACGGTAGCATTGTTCAGCATATATACGAGAAGAACTCAGGCGAGATTGATGTGGGTTGTGATTGGGCTACTAACTTAGCTAGAGAACATAAGGCTGATTGGTTTGTATGGGATGGTGATGGTATGGGTGCTGGCCTTAAGCGACAAGTAGCTAACAATCTAGACTCAACCAACACTAAATACCAGATGTTCAAAGGTTCATTGTCAGGTAAGGGGCAGGACCATGCTAATAAGATATACCAGAAAGGCTATGGTGATAAGAATAGTAACTTAACTAATGCTGAGGTATTCAAGAACAACAGAGCACAGTATTATATATCATTAGCTGATAGATGTTATAACACTTATCGTTGTGTAGTGAAGGGTGAGTATGTTGACCCGGAAGAAATGATTAGCTTTGACAGTGATGGCATTGAAAGTATCCCAGCGTTACGCTCTGAGCTATGCCGTATACCACGTAAGAATAATAGCAATGGCTTACAGCAGCTAATGAATAAGCAAGAGATGAAAAGTCAGGGTATTGATTCACCGGGTATGGCAGATAGCTTGATGATGTTAATGTTCCAGCCTCCGATTAAGGGGGCTAGAAAGGTATTAAACTATGGTAAGACTAATAACTATTAACTATTTTTTATAGGTTGCTGATGGACTCCGGCCAGTAGTATTACCAAACGAACGAGGGGCACTTAACATCTTGAGTGCCTCCTTATCACATTCACTACACTTAACACTCTTCACTTTATTATCTATTAATCTCTCTGTTATATGTTCATTTGAACACTTGAAGTTACCTAGCATTTTCATTGGTTATTCCTTGTTATTACCGTGGTGGTATAAGTTTAGGTTATACGTTATAATATGTAAAGTAACAAATCCATTTTAATCATCGAGAGCCATTCATGCCAAATAAGATGACAGAACCCGAATTAGTCGCACTACTGTCACAGGCAGAAGATGACGCGGCTACATACAACGGTGAATTCTCAACAGAAAATACTAAATACCTAGCAGCCTATCTTGGCAATAAGACAGGTGAGTTTTCTGCCATTCCAAATCAATCAAGCGTAGTATCAACTGACATAGCTGATGTAGTAGAGGCTGATATGCCATCGTTAGCTAGAATCTTCTTAGGGTCCGGTGATGTAGTTACATTCCAGCCTAATACAGAGGGTAAAATAGAAATACAAGAAGCTAAGGAAAAGACTAAGTACATTAACTGGATTGTACGTAGTCAGCCTGAGTCATTCAATATCATTCACAACTGGCTCAAAGATGCTGAGATACAGAAGAATGGTGTAGTCAAATACTTTATCGAAGAACAGAAAGAAGTAGAGATGGTAGAGTATGAGGGTGTTGATGCTGAGGAAGTGCAAGGTATCATTGAAAGCTTGAAAGGCTCAAAGGTTGATAAGGTTAAGGTGGAAGTATCGGAGCAGGAAGAAGTGGAAGTCATGGGTGCTACACCTAATGATGCTGCTACATTCGATATTAAGTTCCGCGTTACCACTGAGAAGCAGAAAGTCTGTATCATTAACGTACCGCCTGAGTTATTCCTTATTACACGTAATGCACGCAGCTTAGATGATGCTGAGTTAGTTGGTGATAGGGTACGTAAGACTCGTGGTGAATTATTAAGCGAGGGCTTTGATAGAGAGCTAATAGAGCAGCTATCAACAGTGGACGAAGAAGATAACCGCAATAGTAATCTAGATACCATTCGTAACCAAGACCAAGGTGGTTCTAACTACGATAACACTATCAACAACTGGGCTTCTGAGACTGTAGAGATATCTGACTTATACGTTAAGGTAGACTTTGACGGTGACGGTATCGCAGAACGTAGACATGTAATGTTATCTGGTAATAAGGTATTGGTTAATGAATACTTTAATCACGTACCATATGCATCATTGTCAGCTATCTTAATGCCTCATAAAGCTATTGGTCGCAGTCGTGCAGAGATTACATATCCATATCAATTACAAAAGACAGCATTACAACGTGGTATTAACGATAACATTTATATGGTTAACAACCCACGTAACGTAGTTCATCCTGATGTTGACTTAGATGATATGTTAACGGTACGTACTAACGGTATCATTAGACTAGAAGAAGATACTCAGATACTACCGGGTAACGCAGTATTTCCATTAGCTATTCCTTATATTGGCGAGCAAGCATTACAAGTTATACAGTATGTTGATTCAACTAGAGCACAAGCTACTGGTTCGTTAATGGCCAACCAAGGATTAGAAGCTGACAAACTAAACCAAGAGACAGCAACACGCTTTAATGGTGTTAAAGATAGTTCAGATGCTAAGATAGAATTGATAGCACGTAACTATGGTGAGACAGGATTTAGAAAGCTATATGAAGGCATTGCTTGGTTGGTATCGCGTTACCAGAACACAGAGACAG